GCACAACTTAATCAACAGTTATTACAGTCAAGCACAGAAGAATTAAAAGCAGCAGCATCTATCGTAGAAGCTGAAGCTAAAGCTGGATGGTTTACTGCATCATGGCGACCACTACTAATGTATGTACTTATATTTATTCTAGTATGGAATTATATTTTGGGTCCAGTAATTAAAATATTTACAGGATCAATTATAACATTTGAATTACCAGGCGATGTCTGGACTTTATTACAGATAGGTTTGGGAGGTTATGTCATTGGCAGATCTGGAGAGGGGATAGCAAGATCTTTAGCTAACAAAACAATAATTAATAAAGAAGAATAATGTCTAACGATATAGGCACAATGTTTTCTCAAGCATACAGCAAGAAAGTATCTTTACTATCTCAGCAAGGTAGTAATGTTAAAGTAAAAATTACTAAGAAAAAGAATGGCAAAAAAAAATCTTGAGAACAAACATATACGCAAACCACCTAAGAAAAGAAAAGGCAGACATACAAAGCGTGTTAATAAAAACAAAACATATAAAGAATATGTTGGTCAGGGGAGAATATAGTTTATGTTAAATGTCAAATGTATTTTTTGGTTAAGAAAAGGATTTTGTGCTTTACTAAAACAGTGTAAATGCTTTAAGATAAATGAGGATGACTACAACCCTTTTAGAGAGAAATTATAATGGTTAAAAAAATGTATCAAAATCCAAGCGGTGGATTAAACGAAGCTGGTAGAAAATACTTTAATCGTACTGAAGGATCTAATTTAAAAGCTCCTGTAAAGTCAGGTGTAAATCCAAGACGAGTTTCTTTTGCTGCAAGGTTTGGTGGTATGAAAGGATCTTTACTTAGCAAGAGTGGTGAACCTACCAGATTAAAACTAGCATTGAAGGCTTGGGGTTTTGGATCTAAAGAAGCAGCTAGAAATTTTGCCAATAGAAATAAAAAGAGTTAATGGGTAAGAGAAAAGAAATATTAAAGAGCTGTGGTAACTGCCATATCTGTGGCAAAGAACATTTAAGTAACGAAGGTGGATGGGTTATAAATGCAGAGAAACTTAACTTTTGCCATAGCCTTGATCATAGTTGTTATGATGTTTACTTTAATAATGTAAGAGCAGCAGAAAAACAAAAGGTTGTCATCAATACAGAAAATGATAAGCGTATGAACATGTACATTGAGTACTTAAAAAAACAAAAATGTAAGCACAAATATGCCACTGAATAAAAAAGGTAAAAAGATTTTAGCAGCAATGCAAAAAGAATATGGTAACGAAAAAGGTAAGACTGTATTCTACGCATCGGAAAATAAAGGTACTATTATGGGTGTAAAGAAAAAAGGCAAATCACTAATGGCTAAATAATGAAACACAAACAGACAAAAAAACATGAATCAAAAGAAGGTTATCATAAAATGCCTAATGGTTCTTTAATGAAAGGTAAGAAGCATAAAGATAAAATGGTTAAAGGATTTAAATCTTTGCTATCAATGTAATATGGAATCTAATTATCACAAAACTAAAGAAGGTAAGATGGCTCGCAAAGGTTTATATTATAATATTAATAAACGTAAAGAAGCTGGTACATCAAGATCTAAATCTGAATCTACTATATCTAAAAAATCTTATAAGAGTTTGTTATCAGGATTTAAAAAGTAATTACTTTACTTGATCCATCACGTACTTATATCTATTCCAAATAATGTGATCAGGTTTCCAGAAATGTTCTTTATTCATTTTCATTCTAACATGGTGGATCATAGTGGTATGATCTCTGTTACCTAAGATAACTCCAATCTTTGTGAAAGGCATTGCATACTTATCTCTAAGCACATTAATTAATATGGATCGTGCAATCACAGCTGATTGTATTCTAGTCTTAGCAATAACATCATTAACATTAACACCCAGTTGATTGGCAACAATACATAATATTTCTTTTACGTTCTCAGGGACCACAACATCATTGATGGTTACATACTTAATAACTTCTTTAACGATTGTCTGTTTGTGCCTAATGTAAGTTCTAAAATATTCTCTTGCTAGTTTGTAACCAGTTTTAAAACCAGTACGATATAATTTTTTTTCTTTATCATTTAGATTTGAAAAACTATTAAAACCATACCTAAGTTTTATTTGTTGTTTAAATTCTTTTGGTGTCATAGATCTCCCCTTGGTTGTTTAACAACCTACTGTTGTTTTTTTAAAACGATAATAGTTTAAGCCATTATCTTTTCTTTTGTCTGCTCTATTTCAAAGATTAACTTCTTTGAATCGTACAAATACTTTTGGTATTTATACTGATAATCAAGAGCCTTGCGATACTTCTTTTCTTGCAGATCTCTCAATTTTTGCAGACGAACTTTTAGTTGTTCCAACTAATTGCTCCTTCTGTTTAATCGTTGTAAAAACTGTTTTAATACTGGAAATCTTAACATCAATCACTACACCTTTGGCAGCTGGATCTGATGCAATTTCTGCACTATCAAATTCTTCTGTATAAACAAAAGAACATTCACAGTTCTTATTACGTATGAACTTTAGCACTACTTATCCTTTTTGGCAATACTGTTTTTATTCCTTAGATTCTTAGTCATTTTGCAGTAGATAGCAAGATCATCGTAGCTATCCGCCTTATATCTTTTGGTGCAACGATAGAGTTTAAGTGCCATCATTATATGACCAACGTCTTCAGGCACTAATGCAACTTTAACCTTATCAAATAAAACGATAGAGAATAGTTCGGCAAGTAATGCAAAGTTTTCTTCGTAATCTCCATACTCTTGATGACGATCTTCTATAATTCTTTTTTGTATTTTTTCTTCAATGTCAATGAAGTCTGATTTGTTTACCATGTATAATCCTTTTCTGTTTTTTACTCTACCCCTAGGGAAACAGTGAAAGGGTTAGGCATGACTGCCTGATGAAAACCCTAGGGATAGAGGTAATAATAGTATTACCTACTATTAGTAATTGCGATTACCAAAAGATTTGTTACTTGTAAACGCTTTCTTTTGAAATCCACCAGCTTTAAATGCTGGTTGTTTATTTGCTCCTGCTGTTGCTTGTGCTTCTTTCTTTGTTAAGATCACAGTGTAACCGCCTGTTGGATTACCTTCTATGTCTGTTCCATCAAACGCACAGTAGTCGTACCACTCATTATTAATGTTCACATTCATTTTCCAATTTTTTCCTTCTGGAGCTTTTGGAGAATTAGGTGCTACCATTACTGGTTGGTTATCGCCTTCTTTTTTATTTACGTTTGGAACAAGATTCAAATAGATCTTGTTCTTTGGTTGGTCGTTCATTTATACCTCATTTTGAGTTGTGATCTCATCACGCTTACTATTAAATTTATTTAAAATAGAATTGTAAGTTGCGAGATCTTTTATTTTTATCTGATTAAGAAGATCTTTATTAGCACGCCACAGAAAATCTAGTCTTGCTGTATGCGGTGCGTAATTAATTTTCTTAGTCAGCTCTAAAATTATACCATCATCATATCTTATAGCGGCTGATGTAGTATCTTTTCCATTCATTGGTTGTACTGGGATCTCTAAATCCTCGTACTCTTCTTTGCTTGTCAAATCTTCCAAGCAAATTCCAAAGAATGATAAAGCTCGTGTAGTAGCAAATGTTTCAGCTATCTCAAGATAACCTGGCTTATCTCTAAACTGCTTAGAGTAACCTGTTGCTATAATTCTTTCAGGATCGTAACCCATGATTAAACATTTAACTATGACATATCTGTCAGAGTGTTCTACAATCATAGTATTAATACCAAACTCAGTGCCAAATACTTCTCTAAAGTATTTAACTTTAGACCAAGCTGATACAGTTTTTTTACCATGTTGATTTATGTAAGCACCATTGGCTGCACACAATTCATTAACCTGTTTTATTTTTTCTTTCATTATTTCCTTTAGTTGTTTTTTCTATTGAGCAGCTGTAAGCAAATACTTCTTTTGATTTATAGAAAGTACCTTGCTTATTCTTACCACTTGTTTTTCCTTTGTAAGTTACACTGTCAAATAACTTATCGCAAGTTCTAGCGTTATAAGATTCAACTTTATAGCCTAGATTATAGACTGTACCATTCATCATTATTAACATTAGAATTACTTTCATCTATAATTATTAATTACTGCCAATAACAATATAGCAATAACAATAATTAAGAATATTTTAATAAACATATTTCTAAATTCCTTATCTTCTCTCTCTTTAATTTTACGCATCATAATATCATG